AATCCCACCTGCCGCCACACGGCCTTGGCCCGCGCGATGCCCCACATATGGCGGGCCTCGCGCCCCATGGCGAGTTTTGCTGTGGTCACCGCAACAGCTTCGGAGGTGATGGACCAGGGATTGCCAGCGCCGTCATAGGCGGGGTCACTGCCGGGCATAGTGTAGGAACCGGTTTTGCGTAGTGCAGGCAGCACCTCATGCGCCAGCCAGCGCTTGAACCGCTCGGCTTCCGGCTTGCGGGAACCGAAGATCAGACGGAAAATGCCCGCCTCGCAGACGACAATCATGGTTTGTTCACCCCGAGGGGTAGGTATACTATACCCACCCCTCTCATCAGGATCGAGCCGTTCCAAGGCTTGGCTGTGATCTTTGATGCCGAGAACTTGGCAAACATCCTTGCCAACGAACCAAGGAGCCTCGTCAATCTGGACACTGCGAACCAGTTGATCTTCAAAAACATGTGGGACAAGAGCATTCATGCTATCACCTTCTCTGACGGTTGATGGCACCACGGGCTGCGCATTTTCAGACGCAGCTTGGTGGCGGGGGTTGAAAACCTGTTCAGAGACAGGCGGACTTCTTGGGGCTTTCGCCTTATCCGTCGCACCCCCGCCATATAAGGCAAAATCCGCAAACTATCGGGACGGAGGACCGCTCTGAATTTGGTGGTTTTCAGCCACGCCTGCAATCTGCTAGCGTTCACGTGACTTGTCAAGAAGGGTTCAGTCATGACGGAAATTCGGTTGGCGTGTGCCATTGCTGCGGGTGTATTTGGTGGCATGTCAGCTTGGTCGCTGAGCTTCCCACCACATGGCGACAGCGCCAGCGCCACGTCGGCGCTATTTCAACAGGCGCAGTTCAACACGCAGCAAGATGCCATTAAGGTTTCGATTGTTTCGCACTCACTGATCGATGCGCTGCCAGTGACGTCGAAAGACATCGAACCATGTGGCAGTCACATGAACCCCTGCTACGTCGCGATCTCCCCTTAATTGCCGTTGCCAAACTTCTGCCGGTACTGCTGTTGCAGGGCGGCGTGCTTGGTCTTGTAGTCAGGGGCCGATTGGTCCAGCGCGGCCATTTGCGCTTTCAGGCTTTCGGTGCTCACAGTGCTGCCCGGCTGGCCAACATTGCCCGGTTGCTGCCCTGTGCCACCCTGCACCTGGGCCGCCATCCATTCAAAGAACTGATGCCCCTTGGCACTGTCGCCCAGCATCAGCTCGGCATATTGGCGGGCTTCCGCTGGCATGCCCTTGTTCTGCACCATCAGATCGAGAAACGCGTAATTGTCGGTCATGCGCTTTTCAATGGCCAGGTCTTGTGCGTCTTTCGGCAAGGCCTTTGCGGCCTCGGGCAACAGGGCGGCGCGTTCGGCCACCGTGTCCACCGGGTTTTCCAGCAGCCCCGCTTCCTTCATGGCATTGAGGCCCTGCTGGTACATGTCCAGCATCGCGGCTTTCGGCACACCATGTTTGAGCGCACTTTCCGAAATTGCCTTGAAGGCGGGGTCGGTTTTCAGCACATCGAAGTGCGGCTGGTTTTCCGGCGCAATCTTGAAATCGCCCAGCGCCTCGAAATTGGTATATTCGCCCACATCCTTGGGCACCACGCGCTGTGCATCCTTGTCGCGATAGCCCTTCAGCGCCTTGGCCATGTTGTCGAGTGTCGCCTTGGCATCAGCGCCCTTGAATTGCGGGTCAAGGCCTTCCGGGTAATAGTCAGCCGCAGGCGGTGGTGCAGGAGGTGTTGCGGGTGGAGTTGCCGCCGCCGGTGGGGTCGCAGCCGGGGCAAGCGGCGCGGGATCACCACCGGCAGCAGGCACAACAGGTGGCGTTCCGCTACCACCTGCTGCAGGTGGCGTGGCACCCCCGCCAGCACCACCATCCGGATTGCGTACAAGGTCGTTGAAAAGTTTCATGGGGTTGGTCCTTTCGTGGCTTCATCAAGAAGCCGGTTGCCCTCAACAATGGCCTTCACCAGCACCATGCCGATGGAGGCGCGGCCGGCATGCTTGGCAGCGGCAATCGCCGCTTCCTCCATGTTCCGGAAATCAGTCGGGAAGGGTGCCAGATCAGTGATGGCGCGCAGCCAGTCGACAAGCTTCACGCCATCCATTCCCCGTGCAATGCGCGCAATCGCCATCAATGTTTCATCGGCTGGCCGGAACGGATCAGGCATCACTGCCGGATCCATCATCTTGCGCAAAGCATCAAACCCCGAAGGGCTGGTGATCATCTCGTTCAGCTGTTGCGTCATGCGCTGATTGGGCAACGCGCCAATGGGGCCACTCATGCAGCTTGTGCCCCTGCTCCACCTTCAATCACCTTGAAGGCACCTGCCGCCACTTGTGGGGCGGCTTTCACGGCGGCTTCACTCAGCACCGCCTGCTGTTGCTGTTGCGCATTCGCCTCGCGAATATTCGCACGCTGGTCTGTGTCAGGGCGCAAGCGCTTGGGGATCATCAGCGCATCGCCGATTTCATCGAGTGCATCATCCATCACCAAATGTTCCGGCACGGCTTGCGGGCCAACCAGTGCGCCCACCATTTCGGCATAGCGCGCAATGTTCACCACGCGGTCGGCTTCCAGTGCAGCGGCCATCGGCGAGCGCACACCAACAGAAACGATGAGCTGGTTGAAATTCATCAGGCCGCCGAGATAGCCGAAGCTGTCAAGAATTTCGGCACAACGCGGAATGATGTCCGGGTGCACTTCGCGCCACAGCCGCATGAAACCGCCAAGATGCACCCGCGCATTCTGGCTCATGAGGCCCGCCACTTCGGAAGCACTCGCCGGTGTGCCCTGCTTGGGGCGCAGCCTGGTATCCATCATCGCCGCACGGATCTGATCCTGCGTGCCTTCGATCACGAGCTGCGCCACATCAAAGCGGCCAGAGGCCGGATCAATGCGCGTCACGTCAGGCCCCAGAATGCCGCCGGTTGATTGCATCGGCCAAAACGTGCCGGGCGAAAGTGCCGCCGTATCCGGGTTGAAACCGGAATTGGCACGGTAAGCCCAGATGCCAAGCATCTGGATGGCAGCGGCTTTGAGGGCCAGTTCCTGCGCCGTGTTCACTGTTTTGATGGAAGGCATCGCAATCAATATCGGGCCACGGCCCCGCATTTCGCCAGCCACCCGGTAATAGCGCGGCGTGGCAATGGGCTTGGTGCGATAGGTTTCGGATGCAATGAGTTCGACGCAATGTTGATCAGTGAAAGCCTTGAAGCGCCACAACCCATCCGGGCCAAGCTCGAAATCCTGATACAGCGTGCACTCGTTATGGCCGCCATTGCCCTTGGCTGCCTTTCTGAATTCGTCCGAGAATTTTCCCTGCGGAAACGCATCAAGCAGCGCAGCCCGCGCCACATTGCGCCGCCAGCTCACATAGTTCACGCGGCCATAGGCATCGCCACCCAGTGCCACTTCATCGGCGGGTGGCGTGTGAAAGATGATCGGTTGATCAGGTGTGCCGCGCATGGGAATGATCACGCCAGTACCAACACCAAGGTCGATGCACATTTCGTGCGTGGCGGTTTCAAGGTCGCCCGCTTCCATGAAGGGATAGATAAATTCGCCAGTGCGTTCCAGCTCGCGTTCGAGCTGGGCCAGTTTCTTGGCACCCATGGCACCTTCACCGGCAAAGGCCTGTTTGGTGAGTGCACCTGGCACCAATGTGGGCGGCTGCGAAAACAGCAGGCGCTGCAATTCACCGGCAAGGTTCATGGCACTTTCCGGTGCCGTCATGTCGAACAGCGCATCGGCCACGCGCTTCGACTGGCTCAGGCCACCGGGTTTGCGGTGCGGAATGGCATAGGCATAGGCATCGGCATAGATTTGTTCCCAGCCGGAATTGGCAGCCCACACGCGTTCGCTTTTGGCTTTCTGTGTGGCAACGATGGTTTCAGTTTGCTGGCTCGCCATCACGCCACCGTTGCTGGCAGGTCAGCCACGGCGGCATCGGCAAACAGGCGGCGTCCGCGCGGGTTGCGGCGCACCGGCGCATCGGCGGCGGCTTGCGTGTTCAGCACCGAAAGCTGGCGCGTTTGTTCAACGGCCTGTTGCTTGCGCCCGATTTCGGCCTCGCGGCGCGCGCGCTTGGCACCAGCGCCGGTAATGCCATCAATGATCCCGCTCATGTTTGCGCTCTCCGTTTCAACCGCCACAGCCATATGCTGCGGTCTGCCATCAATCCCGGCGTGAAGCCCGCAAGCGCAGCAAGCCTTTGTCCGGCCTGCCAGTCGCCGCGCACATGCGCCTTGATGAGAACGCCATCATAAGCCATCTTGCGACACGTCAAGCGCGCCAGCCTGGTCAGGCGCACCAGCTGGCCTCGCGCACCGGGCGCAAACACCACAGCGAGTTCAGCCAGGCCCTTGCGCACCGCAAAGACCATGGCCAGTGCCACGGGCGTTTCACCCACCAACACCAGCAGCGCATGCGAGCGCCGCACCTGGTAGAGCAGCGCCTTGCGATACACACTGCGCCCGCCGGCAAAGGCGAGCGCATCCGAAAGTGTGGCGGGGCGAAGGGTCAACGCCATCACCGACCCCGCATAATTGAATGCACATCAAAGCCGGTCTTGGCCTGCACCACGCGCGCCATCGGCACCACATTGCCGGCGCGGCCAATTTGTGCGGCTTGCGTCATCACGCCCATGCGGCCGCGGTGGCCGTAGCACAGGTATTGCAGCGCATCGTGCACGTGGCTGTATTCGTTTTTCGCCACCATCAACCGGTCAGTCGCACCCGCCGTGGTTTGCTTCGTCAGCTTGTAGTGCGCGGCAAAACCGCCAATCAGCATGCGGCATGACGGGTCAACGATCATGCGCGGCGTGTGTGCATCGATGCGGCCCAGATAGAACTTTACCGCCTCATGCCGCAACGTGACTTCGTTGCTTTCGGTTGGCATCACTTGCAGCGACAGCGCTTGCGCCACGATTTTTATCCAGGCGAGTTCACCCGCTTTTTCGTCCGCTCCATACCAGCTGGATGGATCGGCAAAGGCCTCGCGCACCGGCATGTTGGGGAATTCACGCAGCAATAATTCGAAGGCCATCATCGCGAACCGTTCAGGGCCAGTGCCCGCATCTGCGCAGATTTCGCGATAGATGCGCAGCTGCCCATTCGGCATGAACTGCCCCACCACCATGGCAGGCGAGCCACCGGCATCGATGCCAAGGGCCAAAGGCAATTCCGGCACCACGCGCAAGGGCGCATCAGCGCGGTGGGTTTGCAGCGCGAAGTCTTCACGGTACACGGGCAGTCCGTCCTGGGCATAGCCGGGCTCGCCATGCACAAAGCGGCGCGCATCGTTTTCGGTCATGTTGGCCAGATCCTGCTCATAGGCAGAACGCGGCTTGCCCACGCGGTTTTCGGCATTGTGCGCAAGGCCGGATGGCTGGCGGTAGAGGTGATAGAGCGGCCATTTTTCCGGCTCGTCAATCATCCGCTTCACCACCCAGTTGTCATAGTCGGGCGGGTTGCAGTCACCCCACAGCAAGCGCGGCAAAACAATTTCGTTTTGATCCACGTTCATGCCCGAGGCGCGCATCACTTTCAGCAAGGGCTGTGTGACACGCGACAGCTCTTGATCCGTGTACTGATCAAGTGCGGGATAGCGGCCGGTGCGCGAAAACATCAGGCCGGGAATGCGCGCGCCCAGCATGTCGCATTCGTTCAGCCACACATAGGTGGGCTCATAGCCCTTGGCGAATTGTTCCGGGTTGGCATCACCGATCGCCGCGAAATGCGCTTGCAGCTCGACCGGCACAAACGTCTTGTCGCGGATGGTCGTCCACTTCAGGTGATGCTTGACGGGGCGATCCTGCCCACCTTCGTAATGCGTGGTCCACGGGTGCTCAATCGGAAACAGGCGTTCATGGTGCCAGCTTTCCAGCGCTGTTACGGCCAGCTGGCGATAGGTGTCACGCAGCACGGTCAGCTTCACACGGATCACGCCATCACGGCACACCGGCGCGAAGGTCGAGGCCATGTGGACGGGCTTGTACGCACTCGCCACGGTTTTCCCGGAACCCGCCGGTCCCATGATGATCGAGATCGGGTGCGTGCTGTCGATGAATGCCGCCGCAATCGGCCCAGGCGGAACGTAGACTTGATGCTGGTAACCCAAAACCCTATGCCCTTTCGGAACCAGCAGGCGGCTTGCCCGCACCCCGCGTGGTTCCACCGGAGTTTAAGCTGGTTCCAGTGTCGTCAAGCGCGGATCAAGCCGGGTGTGTGGAAAAGCCGGTGTGTGTGACGGAGCACCCCCATACGGGGGTAGCGCGGTCGGCGTTTTGAAATTCGGCTTTGCAATTGCAGGATGCGGCGCGAGGTGGGGGAGGGGTGCGCAGGCTGTACCCCCGATATGGCGAGGTGTCGAGGCAGGTGGCGAGGCTGTTGCCACCATTAACCCGCTGATTTTCAATCAGCTGCTTTTGATGTGTTAACTATTTGATTATTCTCGATAAGTATCGTCTCGTGCGACTGCCCTTCCGTCTGTCGCACGGATAAGGCATTGAATTCATTGGCACCGTTGGTGGGATCGAGGCCTCGCACTTCGCCGGGCAATCCAGCACTCATCCTGCCCGCCACGAACAGGTGCATCTCCTTGTTGGTCTTCTCGATCTTCAATTCCTGCCGCTTGGCAAACTTGTAGGGCATCAACTCAGCCGCGAACTTCGCCTGCATGGCCAGCACCTGCATGGCCCTGTCATAGGTCGGCTGGCCACCCAGCGCCTGGATCAATTCCAGTGGATCGGCGCTGATGATTTCCATCAACCGCACCTCAGGGGCCTTGAAGCCACGCGCCTCCAGGTAGTCGAACATTTCGGCATTGCGGCGGTTGGCACTGCCTTCCGGTCTCCCCCTGGCCCTGCGTTTGGCGTTTGTTTGTTCTGCCGCCTTGGCCAGCGTGTCGAGCATGTCGGGATCGGACAGGGGCAATTCTGGCTCGGTTTTCGTCTGCCTCAGCAGCTCCAGGATTTCCGCTGGCAGCACCGGCCCGTCCACCTGGCCAGAATTCTGGCCAGGCTTGGCCAAATTTTTCGGCGGTGTGCCTGCCCCACCATGCCCCTGTTCGGCCTCGAAAAGCGGGGTCTGAACCTCAGTCATCGCCTTGATCCGCATAGTTTATTCCGATTTTGTAGGGCAACAAGCCCGCGCAAAGGCTCTGGGTGAATGGTAACTAAGTGGCAACCAAGTGGCAACCAAAAAAGCTATTATAATTCATTTACATACCTCACGTAGTTGCCAAGTTACCAAGTTACCATACCCCTCACGCGCGCCTCCGCGCATGCGCGCGCGCGTAAGAGGGTATATTTCTGGCAACTTGGCAACCAAGCGGGTCAACTCAATGATTTCCTTAATGTTTTGCGGTTGCCATCCGGTTGCCACTTGGTTGCCATGGCAACCGCTGCCTTGGCCTCCCTGCACCCGATGCCAGCCGCAGCTGGACGTGTCTCAGAACCGTGGCAGCATGGCGCAAATCGAACCCTGTCAAGTGCCTGTCATGGCCCGCAGGGCCTAAAATGCCGCGCGCACCCCGCGCGCGGCCGCATAAACTCCCATCGCTCAGGACGAAATATCCATCCAAAGACGACTGGGGCCGGGGTTATGGTGATGATGGTGGTCAAGTGAGGGGTGCGGGCAGTGGATATTCAGAGCATGGCGACACTTGATTATTCATGGCTGTTTCGACGTAACGCTTGATCCGTCGCATGGCTGCATAATTCATGCATAAAAAACCCGCTGCCTTGGTGGGGCAGCGGGCAAGGTGCGGGGAGATTGTTCAGTCAGTTAAAACGGCGTCTCATCAATCTCGGCATCGGCGGCAGCCTGCGCCTTGGTGCGATAGGGCTTGTCATCCATGGTGGCTTCCTGGCCACCGGCGGCGTGGTCCTGGAAGGCTTTCAGGTCGATCAGCAGGCAGCGCTTGGCCGCACCATTGATCTTGACCGTGGTATATTGCCGTTCGCGCACCACAATGCTCTGTGGCGCTTGTTTCAGCGTGGCATACCACACGCCGCGGTGCCAGTTGGTGTTGCGGAACAAGGCCTGCAATTGCGGGCCATCGGCGGGCACAGCGAGGTATGGTCCTGCGCCGGGCTGGCCACAGGTGCCACGGTCACGCACACCCAGGTTGACGAGTTCCAGCCGGTCGCGCGCCTCATCCACTTTCAGATAATCGGTGCGAAGGCTTTCCAGCACACCACCCACCGTGGGTTTCTTGCCTTCGCGCCAGCTTTCAATGGTGCAGCTCAACAGGTGGTTCACCAGCTTGTGCCACTCATCCACAATTTCTTCGCGGTCCACGCGCGTGGCCTCACCCAGAATGGCTCCCAGCTGCTTGAAGTCATCGAGCGGCAACCCGCAATCAATCAGGGCCTTGGTGCCCACCATGATTTCGGCACAGGCGAGAAGCGTGCCATAAGTATCGATGGCTCGGCTGTCGAGGTGCTGTTCGGCCAGCACATCCCACCAGCGCTGCATGGTCTCCGGGAAATCTTTCCAGCCATCCATCATGCGCCGCAGGATCATCTGGCCTTCGGTTTCGTTGCGCACCGCCAGGTCGCGGCCCACGCCATTTTGCGCCTCGAGCCGCTGCAGGTTCAAAATCGCCATGCGCGTCTTGTCCTGCTCACCCAGATAAGGCCGGTTGATGGCCGAGAACATGAAGCTGGAATGCATGGCAAAGGAAACGCCTTGGTGGTCCTGCCCGCCGCGATCAATGTTGCCGCCGCTATAAGCCACGCGCGCCAGCTCAATCACACTTTCGGCGCGGTCATTGCCCTGCTTGCTTTCAAGTTCATCCACCATCACGGGCAGGCTGTCCTGCTTCATGCGTTGATAGATGCCAGCTGCCGATGTGTTGACGGATGAGAACACCACGTTTTCCAGCACATATTTGATCATGCTTTGCAGGGTGGATTTGCCAACACCAGCGCCTCCCGTGGTAAACACGATTGGTCTGGCTTTCAGCGCACCGCCATAAAAACAGGTGCCAATCCAGCCCAGCACCAGCAAGGGGTCAAGGTAAGGCCGTTCCCAGTTCCATGTTTTCAACGCTTCGAGGATCCGCTGTCCGGGGCATTCTTCGGGCGACACCGGCCCTTCCCACGGCTCGATGGTGGCAGGCTGGCGGGTATAGAGATAGCTGTCATGCTCGGCCGGTTCCACATGCTGCAATGTGGCGCCTTCCACACTCCACATGAACTTGCCGGAATGCCAGATGAAGCGGCCCTGATAATCCTTCCAGCCGCCACGGCCGCGATGCTGCTTTTCAGGGTCGAAAATCGGCAGGCGCGCAGCCTGGTTGCTCAGGCACATGAACACCTTGTTGACCTGAATACGGTCAATGATGGCGCGCTCAATGATTTTGGTTTCGCCGTCCGGCCCCTGCTCTTCCACCTTGGACTTGCCCCAGGCTGGCCAGGCCCAGAAGGCATAATTCAACTGCGGCGCAAACAGATCGGTGATGGTCTTGGCATCCCATTTCTCAATGCCGCGCAAATCGCCCATGGCATTGCGACACCACACCATGCCGCTGGCATCGCGGCCAATCACCCGCACCGGGCAGTTGGGTGGCATTTCGTCATGCGGTGCACCTTTCCATTTGCCGGGCTTGATGCCATCGCGCGGCCAGTGCGGGTCAGGGTCCAGCGCTGCCGCCTTCTGGTCTTCCTCCAGCTGGCGGCGCGACTTGGCCCAGATGTCGCGAATGGCCGCGACACCGGTCTTGGTGTGTGATGGGGGCAAAGGTCAGTTCCGTTATGAGCTGGTGGCCATGCCGAGTGCAGCAAGGTAAACATCAATCAACGCTTCTTCTTCCTGACGGTCAGAAGCATCTTTTTTCCGCAGGGCAAGCACCTTGCGCAAAATATTCACGTCATAGCCATTGGCCTTCACTTCAGCGAACACCTCTTTGATGTCATCCGCAATGGTCTTTTTGTCTTCTTCCAGCCGTTCAATGCGTTCAACCAGGCTGCGCAACTGGCCTTGTGCAAAGGTGGTTTTGGTTGCTTCACTCATGACTGCCTCGTCATCGCCTGACCAAGGCCCGACAGCTCGCCACGGCCCTTGTCGGCCTGGTAGGAAAGCGTGTCGGGATCGGGCTTGCCGCGTGCGGCGGCAAGCGTTTCATTGTCGAAACGGGCTTGGGCGTCCGCAGCATCGGCGCGCTCAAATTCCGCAAGGCCCGCAATCACCACTTTCAAAGCCCGCAAGGCCAGGTTCAGCTTGCGCGGCTCAAAGCGGTCTTCCAGGTGAATGTTCAGTTTCATGCGCACCTGCTGCACCCCGGCATTGGCCGGTGCATCCGGGTTGGCGCGGATGAAGTCATCGAGACACGCAGCACAGGCCATGGCCTCGGTTTCGGTCAGGGAATTGGCAAAGCTGCCCTGCCCTGTGGTGCTGGCCATGATGCTGCAAAAGCGCAGCATCACATCATCCATGTCTTCAGCGTCCACATCATCATGCAGCTGTTTTTCGCCGGTCTCATCACTGGGCAGCAAAACATCCATGATTGTATCGCGGAAAATGTCATCTTTCATGCGCTGGGCTTCCGGCAGTTCAGCATAGGGCACCAGGCACGGATGCGTCTTGGCGTCGGCATCTTTCACCTCGCCATAAACCCAGCCATCGGCCAGCTTCACTTTCATCCAGTTTTCATGCATCGCTTCCGGCAGCGGAAAGTCATTATCAATGGCAAAGCGCACACCATCGAGCGCGCTGTGCTTTTGCCAATCCGGCGCATCATTCCACGCGGGCTGGCTCATGTCGCCGATGCTTTCGCAGTATTCCTTGTTTGCCTGGTGCGCGGCGCTGGCAGCCAGCCATCTCTGTTCTTCAGTGAAAGGGTGTTTAGCCATGTCAGTCTCCTAAGCCAGGTCATTGAAATCATCGCCCACGTGGCTGGCAATCACGGTGAGAGGTTTGTTGAATTCGGCCAGCTTGATCAGCCCGGCATTGAGTTGTTTCTGCGCCTGGGCATTGCCCACATTGTTGTCGCGGGCCACGGTAATGTCGGAAATACAGCCAAGGCCAACCGGTGCCGATCCAAAGCCATTCAGGCTGCCAGCCGCCCACACGCGCGCTTCCGGCGCTGCAATGGCCAGTGTGGCGGCGGTTTCAATCCCTTCCGCAATGATCAAGGGGTGTGGGGTCAAGGCCCGCCAGAAGGGCTTTCCTTCCGGCCCCATGGAAATTTCGATCACCGCTCCCGTGGCCTCTCCAAACATCAGCTTGGCCGGGGTGACCGGCGCTTTGGCAGGCCGCACCGGGTCCAGAAACGTCACATGGCAGCAGGTCACAATCCCGGTTTTGACGCGCATGGCGGAATGGATGGCGGGAAAGCGCGGGCCTTCCTTCTGCTTGAAGCGGTTGCGATCTTCACTGGTCCACTCAGCGCCCTTCCACCATTCGGTGGCATCGCCAAAGCGAAAGGTCATGGGGTTCAGGTTTTGCACCATTTCCAGCGGGCAGGCGCGCGCCCGGAAATAATCCATGGCATGGGCTTCGGCCACGGTGCCGCAGCCCAGCTCGTCACCTTCAAGGAAAATCTCACCGGCACGCTTCAGCTTGAAGGCGCGGTTTTTCTCGCTGCGGCGCGCCTCGTCACGCGCCCGGTTTTCGGATTGCGCCCGCAGTTTTTGCCGCTCATCGGCACTCATGTTGCGCAGGCCCAGAAAATCGCGGGCCCAGTTCATGGCATCCTTGAAGTCACAAGCCAACGCATATTCGATGAGGCGCAGGCAGTCGCCCTTGGCGCCATCGCGATAGTTTTTCCAGGCACCCTTGTCGCCGCGCAGGGCCACTTTCAGGGCTGGCAGCTGGCCGCGCGCATCTTCTGGCGTGTTGGTCACAAACAGGCGGCCTTCCACATGGCCTCCTGGATAGAGCTTGGAACACACTTCCAGCATGCGGTCTTTCAGCAGGCCCTTCACTTCGTCCACCTGGCGCTTGGTTTCAGGTGTCATCGGCAAACCTGTTGAAATAGCTGTCCAGCTCATCAATCACGGCGGCAAAGGCCGGGTGCTGGTCATAAAGCTGGTCAATGCCCTTGATGGCCAGATGCATGGCTGCCCGCGTCACCATGGCCGCGCGCGCCACTTCCACTTGCGGCACATTGCAGATCACGTTCAGCACATAGGCCGTCACATGGCGCAGAAACGCATCGCGCTGGCGAAACGCCTGGTCGGCATCGCGGGTGGTGCCCACATCGCCCAGATCGACGCTCGCAGGGTCAACACCAAAGCGCGTGCACACCATGGCCAGTGTGGCGCGATAATTCAGGGTCAGGTCGCGGTCGCGGTTTTTGCTGGCATCGCACAGCTTGCGCAAGGCGGGTTTCAGGGCACGCAGGGTTTCATTCACCACGCTTTTGCCCCGCTTGGCATTGGCAATTGTCTGAACGCTCACCCCGGCATAGTTGGCAATTTCCCGGTTGGAAACCCAGAATGGATCAGGAAATGCCAGGTCATGCATGGGTCAAAGGCCTCAGAAAAATGAAAGGGGTACGCAACGCAACACACATTTCCCAGGGAGGAAAACTAAGGCAGGTCCCGCCACCAATAGGGTTCGGGATCAATCTTGCGGGCTTCGGCAAACAGCGCCATGGCGCATTGCAGAAAATCGTAAACCCTGGCCGATGACTTGTGCAGCGACAGGAACACCTGAAGTGCATGCACCAAAGCCAGCTCGTGCACTTCCATGGTGCCTTCCGGCACATCGCGCACCACTTTGGCCACCTGGTAGCGCGCATCGGCGCGGTGCACATCGGTGGCAGCGGGCATCAACACCATGCCAGCCGCAGCGAGAAGTGATTTGAAGGGATCACTCATCGGCGTGGCACCTGTCGCAGGGGCAGGCCCGTGTCGATATCAACGAGCCGCCACAATTGCTGGCGCAGCCGCACAATGCGCAAACCCAGAACGCCGATGCACGCGCGAATGTCGCTCAACCATTGTGCCATAACCACGCGGGGGTTCGACGGCCCGCCATCGGCACGCTCACCCCACAGAAAGTCCACAGCGCCCGGCAGTGTGGCGGCGGCAGCACAGGCCAGATAGGTGAACAGCCGGAATTGTGATTTGGTCAACTTCACGGCAACGCCATCACGCCGCACCACTTGGTGCGAGAAGACCAGCACCAGCGCATGGCGCGGGGCAGGCTTGCAGCTCGGCACAGATTGCAGGATCACGGTCATGCGACCGCCCCATTAACGTTAACGGCCTGCCCCAGCGTATAGACGCTGTTTTTGACCATGAGTTCCTGCCCCGCCAGGCACAGCATGTCGCCGAGTGCGGCAAGGTCGCGCAGCATGGCGGCGCGGTCATTGTCCCACAGCGGCAGGGCGCTGGCAGTGGCCACCTTGCCGTTGGTTTGCAGCATTTCGTAAAAGGCTTCCTGCTGTTCATTCAGGTCGAGCTTGGATGGCGGCAGCTGATATTCGCCGGGTGCAGGCACATAGCCCGGCATGGCCCAGGTGGGCAGCGCCATCACCAGCTGCGTGGTCTGGCCTCTGTCGCCCTCAGTGCGCCAGGCCACATATTCTTGCCGCTCGCCCGCAAATACGTCGGCAGGTGCCATCACCCGCACGGACCGCACAAAAGCCAGATGCGCCACATTGGTGGAAGCGCCGGGCTGAATGGCAATCAGGCCACGATGCTCGCCCGTGCCAATCAACACGTCGCAGGTCTTGGGGTCAGCCGGGAAGTGCTGCAACCACACAACCTTGGGAACGCTGAAACCATAGGATACCCGGCCATGCCGGTCGCGGAAGACGCGCACCGAAACTTGGGTGCGGGTTATGTTTTTCGTGAGAGGTTGAAGCGTATCCCAGCTCATGCCTGCCCCTCCCACAGGTCAAAGGCAGCGGTGGCGAGGTGGCTTATGCCTTCGCGGGCCATTTGTGCCATGCTGCGCACCCGCCCCAGCGGAAAGCGCAAGGCACGGCCGTTGTGCGCGGTTTCAAAACAGGCGCGCTGGATCATTGGTCGCGAAGCCTGTTTTGCCTCGCGCAGTTGCTTCACAATATCTTCCGTCATGCCATTTTGCCCTTGCTTGTTGCCTTGTCGTGTGCGGCGAGGGCTTTGGCGATGCGGCCCAGCACATGCGCCGTGGGGCGGGTGCCACGGGACAAGGCCTTGAATATCGTGCTTTCCGACAGTCCGGCCCGGCGCGACAATTCCGCCCGTGACCAGTTGCGCCGCTTGCGCTGTGTCTCGATTTGTAACCATGTTTTCATGGGACACTATCTCCTTGCGTCCCGTGAATAGCCGTGATTTGCTCCACGCTGTCAAGTAGTGAATTCAGCGGTGCGGCTTGGAATGGGTTTCGTTAGTTCGTGTTTGTGGAAAATGTCAGGCGTAAACAAGTGGCGTGGATCGAAGCGATCCTGCGCATCAAGGCGTGGAAACCTTACAGGTTGGCAAGCGAAGCCGACATCAGCCATGCCACCCTCTCAAAATTCCTCAATGACCCGGCAGGGGCTGCCCAGCTCAATTCTTATTCTGTGGAAAAGATCGCCGCCGCAGCGGGCATGCCGCCCTACATCACCGTTGCGCCACAGCTGCAACGCGGTTTTGCCGAAACGGAAGCCGAGCCTTATGTGGCCGAACCCGAAGATCCATTGCAGGCCGCCATTGCCGCCATCATTGCAGGCCGCAATGGCATTGATCCCTGGGTGATGAAGTCACGGGCGCTGGAAGCCGCTGGCATTCTGCCCGGCGACATCATGATTGTGGATCTGAATGCCGGGCCGGTGGATGGCAGGCCGGTTTGTGCCCAGCTGTATGACCGGCAGGGCCGCGCCGAAACCGTGTTCCGGCTTTATGAAAAGCCCTTTCTGGTGGCGGCCTCGCATGATGCCGCATTGCGCCGCCCTGTGCTGATTGATGATGAACGGGTCATCATTCGCGGCACCGTCATCGCCTCACTGCGAGCCTGACCGCACTTGACGGAAAATCAAAGTTGCGGGGTCAAAACCCGTTCCTAGATAAAAATTTTTAGTCCTAGGCGCGTTTTTTCCCCCTTTTTCCAAACATCAATGACTTAGCACCAGAGTTACTTGACAGAAAATCAAAGTGCCTGTGGCGCGCCGGGCTCTTGCCGAATTGCGCAATTTGACAATTGGCCATTTGCGACACGTCATGTCGCAAAAGTTACTTGATAAAAAATCAAAGTTGCCTTCACCAATTTTCCAGCACTTCACGGTGTCCCGTGAAACGTGTTGACATGCTTCACGGTTTTTGACACACCATCACGTGAAAGGTGATTTGCATGCGGCAACATCCATTCATGTCTCTCACAGAACTCAGCCTCCACACGGGGCGGAGCGAGGCCTGGTGGCGGCGCAACTGGCGGGCCATGCATGCCGATCATTCTTTCCCGCGCAAACTGCCGGGCCTGTGGAGTTGGCCGTCAGAAGGCGTGGACGCATGGTGCCACCTGCACAGCCCCTCCCTTGCTGGCGCAGGTGTGATGGCCGCACCCGTGCCAACACCGGCAAATGAGAACCACCGTGCCGGGCCGCCCCCGGACGGCATGGTGGCCTCACCCCCTGCACATAACTCCACAGTCAGTACCAGCGTTCAATTGCTCGATGCCCTGTTCGGCATCGGGCACCCTCACTGACAGGAGAAGATGATGTGGGATTGGATATCAGCCTCTGCCCCCTGGGCGGCGGTGTTTCTGGCAGGCGGCACCATGGGTGCCTCTTGCGTGCTGCTCTGTTGCAGCGAGAGTGACGAGGACGTGAAGCGCCACGACATGCGCGAACGCCTCATCAGTGCCGAGCGCCGCCGCACCCAAACCTTGCTGGCCGAAATGCGCCAGCTGCACAGCGCGGTGGAGCGCCAGTGGAACCGCATCGCCCAGGATTATGAGCTGGCCCTGCTGCAAGCCTGGCACGGCCTGAAAGCGCCCGCCTCATGGCGCAAGAAAACCCTGGCAGAGTTTGAAGCTCTGCCCGTGGTGCAGCGCGCCATCATGAAGCCGGTATCAGTGGAGGACATGCAAAATGCATGATGCTGCAAAGTGGAGCGACCAGTGCGAAGAGTGGCCCTATCGCGCCCACCTCACCAAGTCCAACGGGCAAATTAAGGTGGCACGCATTCCCACACCATTCATTGAGCTGCGCCTGGAAGACGGCCGCATGTTTGCCCTCGATCCAAATTACGATGGCAAGAACACCTTGGTCATCTATCGCGAAAGCGGTGCCTGGCTGGTGCGGCCCGAACATTTTTTCCGGCAGGACCAGCCCGCCACAAAACCCGCAACCGAACCACAGGAAGGCCTGCTATGAAAAGCTTTGAAGAAGACTGGGCGCAAACCATGGCGATCATGCGCAGCCACCAGCCTAAATCCAAGACCAGCGAAGAACAGATCATCCTTTCTGCCGGTGCAATGTGTGGGTGGTATGCAGGCGTGCAGCTGTTGTTCAACACTCGCCGCCCATTCAGCATTGAAGATGTGGATGCTTGCTTGGTGGTTTTCACTGGCAGCATCCTGCGGTCAATGATGGAAAGCCTTGAGCCGGAAAAGCGTGAAGAGGCACGGTCTTATGTCCACCACAGCACACTGCCCCGATTGGTCAATCACATTTTTGAAAGCCTGCGCGATGCGCAGCCCGACGACGTTGTCTACGATACGGGAAACGTAATCGTGCCCGAAGGTGGCCGCGCATGAGCAAGCCATTCAGCAATCAATGCGCCAATAACAATGTGGACAATCACTGGACTTGTCCAGCCTGCTACACAGACCTCGGCAACATTGGCGGAGGTGAGCACCGCTGTCCGCAGTGCGGACGGCAGGTATTGTGCTCACTCGAACATTTTCCGAGTTGCCTCACGCGGCTGGCTGTGGATGAGAACGATGAGCATGAGTGATCTGCGCTACTTCGCTGAGAACATGCGCAGCCTTATCTCGGCAGAAGCGCGCCTGCGCGAGATTGAGGCCAACGCCACCCAATATCTCAATGCATGGCAAACAGCGACGGCAGAAACTGCCTGCGTTGCGCCCGAACATTTTCGGCACAGTCGAAATGAAGGCCAAAATGCCGCGCGCATCATCATGCAAAGGAGACAGGCATGAGCAAGCTCACCCCCGGCGAGGCCAGCAATGTGCAGGTCAAGGCCAAGCTGTCGGCATCGCAGGCCGCAGACCTGGCCAACTTTGCGAAGTTTCATCAGATCAGCATTGCCGAAGCCATCCGCCATTTGCTGGCGCGATCACTTTACGAGGAAGCCGCAGCCCGCGAGAACGCCTCATTGATCCAAAAGAAAAACCGCGCTTAAACCCCCGCCATGTCCAGCTCACATCCGCATATCATCTGGCGCAAGGGCAGGCCGCGCTTCTCGCCGGGGCCTGCACTTCGCGCAGCTGGCCACAAGGGCCGCGATCTCATCCATGCGGAAGGGCCGCGCGCGGGCCAATGGTTCACGCGCGGCGAATGTGTGGACTGGTCCATTGCGTTTCGGGCCAGCCTGCCAAAACCCGAGGCGCGCAAACCCGGTACGCGTGCCACAGTACAGCACATCACCGTCGGCAAGATGGTGGAACAATGGCAGTTGCGCTCTGCCCGCTGGCTCGATGGCCCGAAGCAGATGGCGGCGAACACGCGGCGCGACTACCTGCAAAAACTGAAAGTCCTGCAGGATGATTTCTGGACACTGTGGTGCTCGCCAGCCATCGCCGTGCAGCCGCATCACTTGCAGGCCTGCTATGACCAGATCGAGCAACGGCGCGGCCTGGCCACGGCGCGTGGATCCATCACCGTGCTGGGCATTGCCTATAAGTGGGCCATCACGCGCGGCGTCATCCGCCATCACGTGAACCCCGCCGCAGGCCTCGACAAGTCCATGCCAAAGCCCCGCATTCGCTTTGCCACGCGCGAGGAAGTGGCAGCACTCATTGCCGCGGCGGATCGCATCGGCCTGCCCCAGATTGGCGATTGCATCATGCTCGGCTTGTGGACGGGCCAGCGCCAGGCCGACAGGCTGGCCCTGAAAGCACATGACCGCATTGGCCGCAGGCGCGTGTTCAAACAGGCCAAGACGGGGGCCATCGTGCACATTCTGGAAGCGCCGGAACTGGAAGCCCGCATCGCCGCATCAGCCTTGCGGCGCAAGGCCTCAGGCATCATCGACCCGCATGTCATCCTGATGGAACGCGACAGCTGGAAGCCTTACGGCTCGGACCACTACCGGCATCACTTTGCCATGGTGCGGAAGGTTGCGGCCAAGGGCCTGCCCAGTCTCAACGATTTTCATGATGCCGACCTGCGCGACACCGCCGTCACCTGGATGGCGCTGGCAGGGGCCACCATTCCCGAAATTGCATCGGTCACCGGCCACAGCGCCGAAACCGTGCACCAGATCATGAAACACTATCTGGCCATGCACCCCGCCATGGCCGACGAGGCGATCCGCAAGATGATCACCTGGTACGACGCGGGCGGCGAAACGGAGATTGGATGATGATTTTGGGCGGATTATTCCCTGAGCTTCTGGCGCGCCCAGGTTGGGCCACAATACCTGTTTGCGACGTGGTGGGTGTTGAAGATGCGGGCGATCACACGCGACTTCACCTAAAAGGCACACGGCCATCATGGGTTAGTGTGTCTGAAAACGCAGATATTGCCTTGGCCAAACTGTGCGACCATGCGACGCCAGCGTCGTCGTTTACGCACGAAAAGAACAAACCGGAACGCGACAACGGCTTGAATTCTTTGCCTGAATTGGTGGGCGCAGTAGGACTCGAACCTACGACCCGCTGATTAAGAGTTATGATGGTGCTGAATGATTTCAACACCTTGCATGGCATCACCCCACAATGTCGCACGAAACGGGACGACAATGATTTTCTTCTTTCTGCTTGCCTGCATCGCCATCTGGGGCGCAACGAACTACTCACACCCCCGTGCCTCCAAGGTCTTTCTGATGCTGGCCATGGTGGCCTTGGCCATCCTGACATGGCAATATCCGTTGTGACCTAAAAAAACCCCGGCGCGAAGCCGGGGTTGAGGTGCTGGCGGGAAACCAATCAAAACCGCCAGGGAGGAAACTCTCACATGTCGCGCTCGATGACGAGGCTTGCGATATCGAGGCCGACAGCCAGCAGCGTGGCGTTGTTGGTGCGCCAGGCGCATGGGGCCAGCAGCGTGGTGTTGAGCGGCAGGTTGGTGCCGGGCGTGGTGTTCACCAGCTGGCCTTCCGCAATGAAGGATGTGCCCAAACGCTCCACACGATAATTCACCACGTTGGCCACCTTTTGCGGGCTCCACAGGCGCAGCTCATAAATATCCGTCGACAGGCCATTAGCCGGGAAGTTCACGCCAAGATCGATGGCGGCTTGCGCGGCACTGCCACCATAGACAATCTGCAGGTTGTTGGATGTTGAGAGCTGCGCCACACCAATGAAGTTCGTCTGCGCTGTCGGCTCGATATTGGTGGGGGCCGCAACCGCATTGCGCATGCCAATGAACATGCGGGCACCCGCCACCGCAGCCGCATCCGACGGCACGAAGATGTAATTCATCTCGAAGCCGCCATCCGTTCCAGTGCCGACGGTGTATTGCGCAACCACCTGATACTGCCCGGCCATCGCCCCTGCCGTGGCGGCAGAGACATAGCCAAGGCGATTGGCACGCGTGGCCTTGCTGGTTGTCGCAACCGTGCGAAGGGTGGCTGTGCCCAAAGCCGTAAAGGCCGCAAGCCCGTCAACACCTGGCAATGTGGCACTGTTGCCCGGTGGTTTCCATTTGGCCACCTGGCGGCGCGCAATGGATTTCTGGAAGGGCTGCCAGGTGGCAAAGCTGGTGAGCATGCCCTGCACAGGTTCACCACCATAGAGATAGGTGAACTCCGTCACATTGGTGCCAGCAGGGGCCGCGGGCAACACCGTGTCGGATGTTGATGTGATGTCGCCGCTCGCCGGATCAATGAGAATGGCGGCCGCCTTGATCACCTTGCCGTTGGTGCCGCTGAACAGCGCAACAGCATTGTCAGAAGCGGATGCAGGCCCCGCCACATCGCCCGTGCCAGAGACTGTTGCATTCACCCAGTTGGTGCCATCAAAGCGCAGCAATTGCCCGGTGGCGGGCGTGGTGATCACCACATCGGTGAGGCTGTCAAGGTTGCCAGCAGCACCGCCGCCCGGAATGGTCACTGTCAAGGTGCCCGTGGCAAAACTCGCGGTCACACCAGCACCAGCAAAGTTGACCGTGGTCACGCCGCCGGAAGTGCCAGCCGCAACGGCCTCATCCTGAAACTGGATGTTGCCCTGCTTGGCCGTAATGCCAGCCACCACGCGCGCATCGGCCGCCGTGTTGAAATCCGAAATCGTGGCGGCCAGCTGCGTGCCGGTATGATTGGCGCGGGCGCGATCGGTGGCATGGAAGTGCAGCGCGGTGTCCACGCCGTCATCCAGCGCATTCAGGTTGGCTACCGTCATGGTCACATCGGTGACATTGGCCAGCGTGTGGGTGTGCACGCTGGCAGCCCTCGCGGTGATCTGGCCTTGGATCTTGCCGAGTGCGGCCAGAAGCGTGTCCGTGGCGGCCAGTGCTGTGTTGGCACCCGCAGCATAACCCGTCAGCACCAGTGCAAGAGATGTGCTTGCGAAGTCGGAAATCGTGGCGGCCAGCTGCGTGCCGGTGTGGTTGGCGCGGGCGCGGTCCGCATCATGAAAATGCAGTGCCGTGTTCACGCCATCATCCAGCGTGTTCAGGTTCGCCACCGTCATTGTCACATCGGTGACATTGGCCAGCAAATGCGTATGCGCCGTGCCGGACTTGCCATCGAGCACGGCTTGCAGGCCCGTCACATCCGCAATCACATGGCTGTGTACCGCAGTCGCAAAGGCGGTGCTGGCAGATGTTGCCGCGGTGCCAAGGCCCAGCGTGGTGCGGGCGGTGGCAGCATCGGCATCATCAAGCAGGCTCAGGCCAAAGGCCGTGGCCTGGCTGTCATCCATCTTGGCATTGAGCGCGTTTTGCAAATCTGTTTGTGCCGACAATGTGCCGGTGATGGATCCCCAGGCCGGCGAACCAGACCCGCCTGGAATGGTGATGTTCAACTGCCCGCCAGTCACCGCCGCCGTCACGCCAGCCCCGATGAAATTGACAATCGTCACACCGCCAATGGCACCAATGCCAATGCCTTCATCCTGAAACAGCAAAGCCGCCTGCAAGTTGGCCGCAGCAATAAGTCCATTCACCGATGCATTGAAGCCCGTGACTTGCGCCACCGGGTGCGTGTGCGCAAGGGGCGCATAGGCCAGATCAGCTTCAGCTGGAATGAGGCTGGCATCCAGTGCCGCCTGCAAGCCCGCCACATCCGCGATGGCATGGCCATGCGACAGCCCGGCATAATTGCCAGCCACCTGCTTGCTGTCGAGCGCAATCTGCAAATCAGTTTGCGAGTTGAGCGTGCCGGTGATCGTGCCCCATGTGCCACCACCTCCGCCTGTTGGCGACGGCCCGAAGGAAACGGTTACATCCACTGTCATGGCTATGCCGCCTTCTTTGCGACCATGCGGTCATAGCCGGCAGCCTGGCCAAAGGTGAAGGCAAAGCCGGAACCATTGAAGGCCACCGAAATTTTCAGGTAGCGCGCATAGCTCATGGTGATGGAGTGGAAAATGTCGAGGCTGTTGTTCACCGGCCCGGCATCCAGCTGCTTCCATTCCAGTGTGGCAGCACCGGGGTTCTCGCACAGGTAAACACCCATCACGCCATTGACGAAGCCTGCGATCACCAGTGCAGGATAATCCACACCGGGCTTGTTCTTGCCGAAGGCAAAGCATTTCACCTCCCACACATCAGGGATCACGCTCCAGTCACGGCCATAATTTGTGGTGCGGAAAAACCCGTCGGTCTGATAGGCCGTGTCGGGTCCAATGTCGCCACTGCCCATCCACATGTGGCCATCGCGATTGGTCAGGCCTGCAATGCGCGGCGTGAACATCAGCTTGCCGTGATAGCTCGCCCAGTTGCAGGGCGGCCTTGTGCTGGGCGCTGGCGCACCATTGATGTTGACCGGGTACAAGGCCCATGTCGCACCCGCATCGGTGCTCTCCGCAATGCCGCCCAGCCAGTGCCACCAGAAAATCCGGTCAGGGTTGGCAGGGTCTTGGGCAAAGGCCACTTTTCGCGTGGTGTAGTCACCGCGAAAATTCTTCGTGTCCATGCCATTGCCGGTATAGTTTTTCGAGATGCCGGGAAAATTCATCTCCGTCCAGGTGGTGCCGCCATCGGCCGTGCGCACCGGGTGGCGCTGCGCGCACGGTTCCCACAGGGCGATGAGGCCGCTTCCCCCCATCTTGACGGGATGAAAATTGCCGCCGCCATTACCAAAGCCGCCACTCTCGGACCACACAGTCGGGCTGTCATAGGAGCGCAGCGTGGGATAGCTGTTCAGCAGGTTCCATGTCTGCCCGCCATTGGTGGAATATTCCGTGCCGCCAGGCTGCGAGCCTTCCTGAAACACCGATGTGATGGCGAGCAAATCCTTATCAGCTGTGCTCAGCCCCATGTACTGGCCATGGCGAATGGCCGCACCGCGATTGCCAAAGTAAACCGATGGCTGCACGCGTGGCCTGTCAACCGGCACCAGTGCAGCATCATGGCACAGGCCCCACAGCTTGCCGTTATAGTCTTCCGTCATGTGCTGCACCACCAGCTGGATGATGCCCTTGGAAAACGAGTTGAACACCATGGTGGTGGGAATGGTGGTGCCCGGCAGATCAAGTGTATACACGCCAATGCCGTTGGGGCACAGCACGCGGTCCTGCTGGTACTTCACAAAGCCGGTGCCGCCCAGCGACATCCAGTAGACATTGTTCGGATCACTCGGTGTGCGCGCACCCATCAGTGGCACATCACCATTCACAAACTGGCGCAGGCGGCCCGGTGGCCACACATGATCAATCCAGTTGGCACCGGCATCCGTGGTCAGGGCCCAGTCACCACCTTGCGCAACCAGCAGCCAGCGATTGGCATTGAACGGATCAACGCTGATATAGTGCAGGGTGCGATTGCGGATTTCCGCCAGCTGTGCGGAGGCCGTCAGGTTGGTCCACACGCCGGTGCTGATCACCAGTTTCCACAGTTTGGTGCTGCTGCCATATTCAACGCACAACAGCGTGTCGGCATTGACCAGGCAGGCATCATAAACTTCCGAGGTCACAGGCCCGCCTGCAATGGCCGTCCATGTGTCGCCGCCATCCCCTGACTTGTAATAGCCGCGGCCAAACACATGCGCGTACACTTTGGCCTTGCGCTGCGATCCCGTCACGCCACCGGTGGACACTTGCCCCGCGGTGAAATTGTCAATCACAATGCCGCTGGTGCCTTGCTGCGATCCCGTGCGGCCAATGGGCAGCGGCAGATTGCAGGATTTGAAATTCTGTGTGCTGCCCAGCTTGCGCCACAAGCCACCCTTGGTGGCGTGGCCAATGCGGCCCGTCAGATAAACCACTTCGGCATTGCTGGGGTCCACCTTCATCTTGTGGCGCGCCAGCTTGTTGAAGTTGTAGTTGCTGTTGAAGTCGTCGGCGTTCGGTGCATCATCAAACGCGATCGATGCCCAGGCCTTGCCTTTGGTGGCCGAGCGAAACACCTTGCCCACCTGGTTCACCATCCACAGCACACTGCTGTTGGATGGCGCAATGGCCACGGCATAAATGCCCCAGTTGTCAATGCCGTGATGAATGGGCAGACCCGTGGCCGGAAGCTCGCTTGCCACCACCAGCGGTTCCCACGCGGTTTTTGCGGCATTGGCAATGTAAGCGCCATAGGTATCGCACCAGCACACCAGCGTGCCATCGGCATGGTCATCAAAGCCGGTGACCCAGCCCATGGCATCCATGGCACCGGTTTCCCATTGAAGCGGCATTGCTGTAACTGTTGCGGGCATCGACGACCTCTATGCTTTGGCGATGGTGAACACGGCCAGCACGCCGCTTTGCGCAGCGCTCAGTGTCACCGTGGGCTGGAAGGCCAGCGGGGTTGCACCCGCCGTATTGTCTTTCTTGACGATGGAGCAATACATGCCGCCAAAGGCTTGCGCGTCATCAACCACGCCATCGCTCCAGCTGGGAGCCGTGCTGCTGTTGTACATGCACACGGCATAGCCCATGCCACCTGCCGGAATGTTTTGCGCGGCCAGCTGCTTGGTGCTTTCGCCAATCAGGTTCGCAGCGGCAAAGGTGCCAAGCGCCCCGGCATTTTCAAGCTGGGCGAGCGATGCAAAACTCATGAAGCAGGCTTCCGTGGTGCCGCCGCCATTTTGATATTCGGTCGAGAAGGCCGCAACCGTTGAGCTGGCATCGGCAAACAGGAACAGTTTGAGGTTATAGCCCGGGAAGGCCTGGATGAATTCCGCCACCGAAGCGCGCGGCGCACCCACAATTTGCGTGTTGACCGGACGAATGGAATTGTCACCGCGCACCAGTGCAAGGCCCAGCAATTTGCGGCTGGCATGGGTGTTGGGAATGGCGAAGTTGGCAAAGTTCTGCGTGCCGGAGGCAAGGAAGTCGCCATCGGCAATCACCGTGGTGCGCGCCAGCAAGGTGGTGCTGGCAGCCCCCACAACGAAGCTCACCACGTTGGAAGCCACCGGACCGGCACCGCGCGTCCAGTGCAGTTGCGCGTAATAGGTGCCATTGGCAAGCACGGGAATATTGCTGAAAATCGCCTCGGCATTGGTCAGCATGCCATTGGTAATGGGCACGGTCTGGTCCAAAAGCTCGCCCGCTGTTGGCGGGTTGGTGGCGGAAATGCGCAGGCGCGCCGTATCGCCCACCAGCATGTTGGGCTGCACATCCATGTTGAATTGTGGTGTCTGGTTCACCACCGGCAGTTCCACACCCAGCAGCACGCCGGTGATGGTGGCGGTATTGGCCAGCGTGAAGGCGAGCGGCGTTTGCGGATACCAGATGCCATCGCCATTGACTTCGGCCTGGGCATAATAGGTGCCAACCGCCAGATCAGGCGTGATGGTGAAGCTGGACGATGTGCCCGCCGGATTGGCAACATTGGTCAGAATGGTGGCCCCGGTCATGGCCGCAGCGGTGGCATAGCGCAGCTTCACCGTCATGCCGTCAATGCCGCTGGTATAGGAGGCCGTGAAGGACGGCGAAAAATCATTGGCGGGCGTATCCCAGTTCAGCGCCGTCAGCGTGGGCCGTGTCAGGGTAATCTGCAGGGGCACGGCAGGATACCATACACCGCCATCGATGTTGGCCTGCACATGCCAGGTTTGCGCCGCCCAGGTGGTGGCGGCAGTAAAGGCTTCGGTTCCGTTCACCACATCGGCCACTTGCGGAATTTCTATCGCATCGAGCATGGCCGCCGTGCTGCCAAAGCGCAGCTTGATGGGCGATGTGCCAGCCACAGCCCCGGTATAGGTCACCGCAAAGGATGGCGTGCGGTCATTCGGATCAGCCGATGTTGTCCATGTCAGGCCGGTCACGGCGGAACCTGACACTGCACCCACTGTCCAGGTGACGGTGTTGCTGGGCCCGGCGGGCGCAAAGCCCGCGCGCTCATGCCAGACACGCGCCTTCCATGTGCCGTCGACCAATGATGCCAGCATGCCATTGAACAGCGCCTGCAGGGTTGGCATGTCATTTGGCACCGTGATGCTCGATGTATATTCAATCGCCGTGAACACCGAGCGGGTGAATTCAAACCGCAACACGTCGCCACCACGCAAGCTCGCCACCTGCACGGACAGTTTTGGCGTTGCGTCACCCTCCACAACTGCAAGAACCGGCACAACCGGATCGGCAAAGGTCGCATCGCCACCACCGCCGCCGCCACTGCCTTCACCGGTCAGGATCAGGGTGGCATCATGGCCTGCCTCAATTTGCAGCATGGCCCCGTTGCTGGCTTCCAGCACAAAGGCGGCATCACCGGGTCCGTCAATGACCAGTTCGGCATCCGGATTGGTGATCAGGCTGGCCATCAGTAATCTACCTCGATCATGGCCGAGCCGTGCAGCAACAATGTATTGTCGGCATTCCAGATGTTGATGGTGGTCTGCACCAGATCACCCTCGCCAGCCCCCAGCGTGGTGAGGTTGGCCTGCGTCACATCATAGACAAACAGGCCGGGTGGCCCGCCCACGGCATCAACGCCAGCGCCTTGCGTCAGTGTCACTTTCTGGGTGCCAAACTGGTGCACCACAATCACCGTCTTTCCTGCGAGTGGTTGCGGCACCCCCGCCAGCACCGCCGTGCAGCGAATGCGCGTTGTATGCGAAAGCTTGTAAACCGGATGATCAGCCATCAATGAGGCCCCATGTGTCTGTAGGCATAAAGGACGGGCCGCATGATGTGATCGAGCACATCAAGGCCATAGAGAACGACCAGCACATAGGCCGCCACAACGGCAATTGCGGTGAGCGCGCTAAAGCGCATCACCGGATGATCGGAAGTACCGGATTGTTTGACCATTTTCGCACCATGTTGATTGCCGTCCGACACAGATACATCGCCGTCACACCGAGCAGAAAACCGGTGGCATTCTCAGTGGCATTGTCCACCGGCACCGGCAGATACTTGATCGCCACCGCATAGACCGGCACAGTCAGGTAAGCGGCTGTCGCAAGCCCCACCATGACGTAACCAAAGCTTTCACCCTTGGTGCCTTTCATCAGAATGGCATAGACGGAACCGCCCGCCATGCCCGCCAGAAGATTGGTCAGCTTCACGCCAATCCATGTTTGAACAGGATCCATTCACCGCCCCCGGTTTTGGAATTTGTCGAACAGCGCCTGCGCCAGCCCGCCGCCAATTTGCTGCACGGGCGTTGCCGGTTCAGGAGCCATGGTCACGTTGCAGGTCTTCACGCCAATGCAAATGGCCAGGCCACCCACCAGCGGCTTTGCAGCGCAGCCCGTGAGCAGCATGGACATTGCAATGGCGAGAAGTGGTTTCACTTCGGCGCAACCGGTGCCGGTTTGCCAATCGGCTGCTTGGCCTTGGCCCGGCCAATGGCAGCACCGAGGCCGCTCATGCCTGCCACAACGGCACCCATGGCGGCTTCAAAATTGCCGCCCTTGTACGAGATATAGGCCGTGCCGAAGCTGGCCATGGCCGCACCAATGCCACTCATAAAGCCGAGCGAGGCATACCACGGTTTGTTGTCTTCCATCTTACGTTCTCCTGTTGCGTTGATGATCAGGCGGCAGTTGGTGTCTGTGGAGCATCAACAGCGGGCAGCGAAACGGGCTCGCTGTCGAAATAGTACAATGCGCCCAGCTTGTAGCTATCCATCACAGCCGGATTGGTGACAAAAATCTTCAGTTCACCACTTGGTGTGGCAGCCATAAAACGCTGATCTTCCGGGATTGAACTGTCGTATTCCGGGCGGAACACAAACGTTTTTCCGGGACCCCATGCATGGCTTGTGATGTCACAGAGCTTCATCTTGCAGCGAATTTTCATAGTCACGTTCTCCTGTTGTCAAACACATCGGTCGGCAAGGTCGCGGAGGATCCACGCCATCGCGCCAAGCACTGCGAAAATGCAGAAGATCAGCGTTACACCCATCATGACGGCGGGATCGCTGTGGCCTTCCGGCACCTCAAATTCATGGTTCTTCATGCCACCCCCCTTGCGCGCGGATACTGGCGCAGCGGCAATTGCCAGTGATTGGTATCCTTGAAGCCCTTGAAGTTGTGGCCCCACTCAATGAACAGGCCGAGTTTGGCTGCAGATTTTGTCAGCGCCACATCCATCAGCTTGAACTTGTCGAAGTGCTGCCAGGCAATCTCGCGCTTGCCGTTCACGCTCACCAGCGGGGCCATGTCCACGGCACAGCTCATCTTGCAGGCGTTGAACTCCGGCACGTGGCGCGAATATTTGGCGCGGCTCGCACCACTCGCCAGATTGGCCTGATGCTCGGCAATCGTGCGCACACCCTGAATGAGCTGCACATCAAACGGCAGCGACGGCACGGCATCCAGAATGATGCGGCACAGTTGATCATGCACGCCCTTCAGGCGTTCGGGACGAAGCAGCATCATGGCACCCTGTACATGCCGTGCGCATGCACGATCACGTCCTGTATGTTGGCCGCCAGCGCAAGGTCAGAACGAACCATTGCAAGCTCGCGCGACCCGTCGAATTTCTGAATGCGAAAGCTGACCTGATTGAAAATCACGCGCCCGGATACGCGCCCCGGCGTCAGCTGCTGGCTGATGCTGACGGAGCATGGAAATTTTCGGCCCGAGGCATCATCAACCGCCACAAAAGGCAGGCCTTCAAGCGACAGGCCGTCAATGCCAACATTGGAAATTGCATCAACCCGCACAATGGCCTGAAAGAATATGGTTTTGCCAACGCGCGTGTAATAGCCCGAGGCCTCCAGTGCCGTTTGCGCGGCAGTGCCAATCATCAACACCGGCGTGAACGTGCCTTCCAGCGGCGTGATCGCATCCAGCTGTTGCTTGACCACCACCTCGCCAGCAGCCGTGCCGGGCGCATAGTTCACGCCCGTGTTGCCACCGCCATTATTGGCCGTGGCCGGCACCCATGCATCATTGTAGCGAATGTTGCGGGCACCAGTGGCGGTGTTGAACCACTCATCACCCGCCTGCAGGGGCGAGCCGTCAATGCGGGTGGTGGGTGGCCCCGATGTGGGCGGCAGAAAACGCAGGTCATAGCGCAGCACACTGGCAATCACCGCCGCAGCAGAAGCACTTGATCCCGGCGGAATGGCAAAACTGCGCGCGGCCAGGTCGTCCAGGTCGCGGCGCTGCTCTTGTTCGACAACGGCAATCTTGGACAGCTCGGCTTCCAGCGCACGGGCATTGATGGTGGTGCCCTTGGTCACGGCCACTTCGCGCTTGTGGGCGCGCAGCCCCGTCACCTGAAATTGCGTGGTCGATGGAATGGCCGTGGCAAAGGTGATGGTGAAGGTGGAATAAACCGCCGCCGGATTGACCTTGGCCACAGTCACGCTGGCAGGCGCAAAGGCGGCATCGCCTTGCGCCTTGGTCATCACCTGCACATCGGCAATGTCAAACACGCCCCAGCCTTCACCGAAGGGGCCGTAAGTGGTGCCCCCATTGCCGGTGAGCACCGGCGTTTTGCGGGGCGATGCAGGAATGGGATAAGGGGTCACAGCCATGGCGGCATTCTAACCCGGTTTCAGACCCGTCAAGTGCGGTCCGGGGGAGAGGTGCGCGTCAGTCGCCGGAGGCGGGTGCTACAGCGTGTTTCTTGCGCTTCATGGCAGTTCCGTCCATT